ATTTTTCGTAGGTGGCAATATCATACCTACTCAACTCGAGTGACATCCCTCTAAAAATTCCAGCGAAATGTGAATCTAACTTAGAGCTACGACTCAACATGAGTTTCTTGCCATCAAATGACACAAACTCTCTTGGAATATTCGCTAGAGGTTTCAAGATAGAAGCCAACTCAAGTTTTGCAGAAAAAGATATGCCATCGAATCCATAACTACGCTTCAAAAACACACATTCCTCAAATTTCTTAAACAGAGGATTGGAGTAATTTTTGGCGTCTTTATTACCGCTAGTAGCGGTAATACCCATCTTGTCATACGCTGATATTATATCACCGATTGTGATAGAATATTGAGACAATAGGGTTGGGTGCACGGATCCGACGACATCATCGCCACCTACAACGACACGAACTCGATTCAAAACCTCATCAACTGCTTTGTCATTCATGAAATCTATTTTTGTGATAAACACAATGGCTGATAGAAACATGAGTTGAGCAATCAAGCAATTGATAAGTGACGTTGTAAATTCTCCAGACGCTATTCCACCATCAGAAACAGTAAACAAATTATTTTGTTTAAATCCCTGTAAGGTGTCACTAGCCACATTATACGATGTGGTAGTAGCGTCGAAGTATCTACGTAACAAAAATCTATGAGATGGGAACAAATCACACAACATGTGCTTAACTCGCAATGTCAGATAACGATCTGACGTAACATCTTGAGCTTTCACATCAATGTCAGTGAAACATTCCTCATCAGGGCCAATAATTAGATTGGGTACATCACGAAAGTGTAACCAATCATACATTCGGGGGGCATCCTTGATAGGATTGATACAGTTTGCAATACCACCAGTATTCTCGATTTGGTTGTTATTAAAATACAACACGGCTGATCCTAGAATCTGACGACTTAAAACTTTATCTTGAGTAGTCATCGCGTTGATAACTCTCATCCTACCTTCACGATACTTGCGCAACTTCATCAACTCATCCTTAATAAACTGTTTAATGGGCGTTCTATAAACAGGTTTATTTGGGTCCATAACTGACTCCAAAAACCTATTCATATCATGCCTAAAAATAGCACTTTGGACAAGTTGCCTAGTCGCACTAATGTCTCCTTTCTTCCTAAGCTTACCATATTGCAATCCAGTTGACGAATCATAATTGATATGTTCCAAACTATTGAAACCTTCAATTGCTTCATCAAGTGACAAGATCTTATAATCAAATTGAGTAGAATTTTTAAAATAACTCCTTTGCATATAATTCTTGACAGATTCCAATAATGGATCGGGAACTGAATTACCTTTCCGATCAGTACCCAAAGAATGCGCAATTTTATAAGGTGATCTGAAACACTCTTCAGTGTGTTGATGCTTATCATCATTGCACACTTTAGAAT